CACGGAGTTAATGAAATGTTGGCGTTTGTCGGGAGTTAATGCTAAACTACTAGTAGTTGGAAAATCCAACTGGAAAAGGGACAAATGGAAATCAGGACAAAGGCAAAATGCCCAGAGTGTAGCCGAGTATTCAATCTGCTAGACGAAGAGCAAGCCGAAGAGTTTTACTACGGACACGATTGCGAGAGTGAATAATGGAAAAGACAAAGGTTCTAAATGTTACTTACGCAACTTGGGAAGCAATGGAAGGCAGACGCCCTATGGGTGTCCCTGTCGCTGTTAGATACCAAGACGGCTCTAAGGGCTTCGCTTGGTGTCTAGACGGCTGGGGTTCAATCTGGTATGACACCCTAGAAGAATTAGTTGCCGAACACTGCTAACACGACAATAAAAGTTAACCTGGTTGCTTCGGCTTCCAGGTTAATTTTTTGCCCGAAAGTTTAACCAGGTTGGGGCTGTATTCATTTTTTCACAGGTAAACACCGTTCCTGTGTGGCTTTGCGTTTTTATTGGTAAGTGTGGTAAACTTGCTGTAAGCAAGAAAAGGAGGAGGTGATTACTATGATTGATGACCCACGAGAAAGACCTGCCACGAGTGATGATTACGATTACTCGCCAGACATTCCAGACATCAATGTCCAAGACTGGTTTCCATACGGACCAGACGGCGACTACGGAATTTCTTGGGAAGAAGCAGGGATAAAGCCACCAGCAACCCTAAAGGAATACTGGGAAACTTATCACCCTGAGAACTGAATAAGGCAAGTGCCAACTTCGTAAGGAGTTGGTGCTTTTCTTTGTCGTGGTTATGTGTATTCATTTTTTCACATCTGGACACAACTTTTCGGGGGTTGTTGTATTTGTCGGGGGGGAGTGATACACTTGAGGTATCAAGTGAAAGGGAAACAAAATGTTCAAAGAACAAAAGGGCGACGCTGAAATGGCAGAACTATTTGCTATGGGGCTAATCAAAGAGCCTAAGGATTACGGGACACTAATCTTAGTTCCTTGTAAGCACAAAGTATTCTGCCGAACACACGGGACTTTTTGGATTAGGAAAAAGTTTTGGAAATACGGGAATAAATCCAGATAACAAATTGTTTTATTTAATGAAAGGAAAATAAAATGACTGAAAACAAAAGAACCAAAGAAGAACTACTGAACCCGAACTTTGGACTAAACACGGACAAGCCAGACATCAAGGGCTTTTTAGCGTGGCTTATTGACCCAGAAGTTACGGAAGCCTACAAGCAACTAGAAGAAGAAGAACAAGGCGAATAGGAAAGGCTTAGGCAGAAATGCCTAAGTTTTTTTCACGGGGGCTGTATTCATTTTTTCACAGCTCCACGCTAACTGCGTGGCTATTTTGAGTTTTGTCAGGGGTGTATGCTAAACTTGAGTATCAAGTGAAAGGGAGAGAAATGACTGAGCAAGAAGCCATAAGTCTTAGTATGGAGTATGAACTTATACTGCGTAGAGCAGATACATACTTTCTCAAAAGAATTGAACCAGTAGGCGAGTGTATGGTTTGGCACGGACCTTTCAAGCAAGAAGTTACTCATAGAAAGCCTGTGATTAGAAAGTCAAAGCCAACTAACCAAACTCGTTCGGCTTCACGCTACGCTTGGGAACTGCTCTATCCAGAACTGCCAGAGCATAGAAAACTACGCTACACCTGCGGAAATGATTTGTGTGTCGCACCAGAACACCAAGAGATTATTCAGGACACCTGCCCTAAAGGGCACGAAATGACCGAGAGCAATAAATACCTGTGCAAACTAACTAATGGCTTCACTACCTACACCTGCCGTATCTGCGTTACAACTGCTCACAAGGCGAAACGAAAAGCCAGCAAGGGATAGCCACCACCACGATACAAAAAGCCCCCCCCTGCTTGCTAGAGAGTGTATTCATTTTTTCACACTGGCACACCGCTTCGCCCTGCGATTTGAGTTTTGTCGGGGTTGAGTGGTAAGATTGACTTGTAGTCAAAGGGGCTACCAAAAGATAAAGGGAGATACAAGTGGCGAAATACCAAGGCGACTTTAACTGCGACAGTTGCGGGGAGTTCTATGACGGTGATGCTCTAAACCTGCTCACCAGAACACCAGAACTATTCGGGCTGACTGACCCTGTAAAAGTTCGGGAACTGGCTGACTTCTGGTTATGCCGTGAGTGTAAGGTTGAGTATCCTAACGGGGCTAAAGACTTCTTCGTAAAGGACTACTTTGAGATTGAAGAGCCTTACTGCTCAGATTGCGAAATGGAACCTGTGTCCGAGTGGGGCTTGACCTGCGGTTGCGAGTAGGCTGACCTGAACTGACCCTGCGAGTTTAGACTTGCGGGGTTAGTTTGTATCGTAAATGTATGTATTCATTTTTTCACAAGACTACACGGCAAAGTGTGGCGATTTGGAAAATGTCGTAGTTGTGTAGTAGGATTACTATGTAATCAAAACGGCAAGGTGCCTGATTACAGAGAGGGTGGTTTAGGTGTCTAACATCAAAATTACTTGGGTTTCAAAGGGATACTTAGGCGAGGATAGGGACACAATTATCCTTGACCTAATCAACAAGGGTTACGAAGTAAAGGGCAACGCAACAGCCGAGCTGGAGTTTGATTTTCCAGAGGGCGACGTTCTAATCTGTAACGCTATTTTCAGCAACACAAATCACTATGCGGGTAAGTTCTGGGACGCACTACAAGCGGTTATGCCAGAGAACAGACCACACACAGCCCTAAGCGTTGGCGACAAAGTTGCCATAGACGGCAGAGAGTATGTGTGTAGCGAGTTTGGTTGGAAACTTGTAGCCTAGCAACCAGCAGACAGCCAGCCGAAAGGCTGGTTGTTTTGCTTTACGGGTTTGTGTATTCATTTTTTCGCCCTAGGACACGACTTCGTGGCGTATGTTGCTTTTAGATTTGGAGTGTGTTAGACTTGGCGTAGCCAAGGCTCGACTTGGCACTAATTCTATCTCTTGAAAGGGGATACCAAATGTCTAAGTTCTTCCGCTCAACCACCACCCTAAACACTATTATTGAGTCAGTAGATACTGACGGAGTGGGGACAACTTATCGGGGCTACACCCGTTTTCCGTTTGGTCACGACTATTTCTCCCGTAGCGAGTGTGATGTCTGTAATGGCGAAGAAGCCGTTGCTCGCCTAGTTGATACTGATGAAGGCGTTTGCGAAGATTGCCGTCAAGAGTTTAAGCGGAGTGGCGACAAACTCACCAAACTTTAAAATCACGCTTCCCCGTTCCAGCGGGGATTTGCGGTTTCGCTGGTGCGTATTCATTTTTTCACCTGAAATACGGATTTGCGTGGTTGGTTTGGGTTGTCGGTGGTTATGTGGTAAGGTAGAGGTATCAAGTAAAACGCTTGATACTGCCTGTCTAGCACTAGATAAGAGTAGCCAGAGGAGAGTGCTCTCCACCTACCGCAAAGCAGTTCCACAGAGTAGTAAAGGGACACAAATGGAACTAAGCGACACAGAAGCAAAAGCAGTAAAGGCGATTTACAGCGACTTCCACGCAGGAGCAACTGACGCAGAAGAAGCATTACACGCCTTAGAGCAACTCATTAACGGGGATAGTGAAGAAGATAACTAAATAGATTTGGCGGGGTATTCCCCCCTTTCCCCCGTCAATACGAAACGCCTTGCTTGTGAACATACCGAGCAGGGCGTTTCACTTTTAACTAGTGTGCCGTTGAGTCGCTGGGTGAAAAAATGAATACCTAAGAGCCGTAGCTTAACACGGGTCGCTTTCCGGAAAATAAAGTTTGTGTATGTGTTTGACTTTGTATTAGTCAGGGGCTATACTGGTCTTAGACCAGCCAAGGTGGCTGGCTGAAAGGGTATCAAATGTCAGTTCTCGCAAGCGATAAGCAGGTCGCATTTATTAACTCACTACTAGGCGACAGAGTATTCTCTGGGTCTGTAGATTTCACTAACCTTACTAGCAAGGGGGCTAGTGATTTAATCGGGCAGTTGCTCAACGCACCTAAGCAGGTCGCAACCTTGTCTGTTGGTATGTATCAGTTGGCTAACGGGGACATTTACAGGGTCCAGAAGAGCCGAGAGAGTGGCAACCTATACGCTAAGCGTTTAGACCTTATCAACGGGTTTGAATACGACAAGGGGGCAATCTACAAACTCACCGCTGGCGACAGAATGACCTTGGAACAGGCTAAGTTGTTTGGCGTGGAAACCGGTCTGTGTTGTGTATGCGGTATCTTGCTAACAGACCCTAAGTCTGTTGCGAACGGGATTGGTCCTGTTTGTGCCAAGCGTGTCTAACGCCTAGCAGTTAGTAAAGTCCCCCTTGATAAAAGTCAGGGGGGATTTCGCTAATCAAAAGTTACGGGCGAGTGTATTCATTTTTTCACCTCGCATACGGCTTTGGGCGTGGGAGTTGTGAAATGTCGGGGGTGTAGAGTATGCTTACTAGTAAGCCGAAAAGTTCGGCTGAAAGGGAAACAATGAAACTACTAACCAAGGCACTTGCCGACAAGTTGCCACCGCTTTACTCACAGGAAAACACCGAAGACCCTATCGCACAGGTTAGGTTCTTCTCTATCGCTGGAAACTGGGAATGGTTCGCAATTGAGTTTGACGGACAGGACCAGTTCTTCGGGCTAGTGAACGGCTTTGAGAGCGAGTTAGGCTACTTCTCACTAACCGAGTTGGCAAGCGTAACTGCTATGGGCGGGAAACTTCCACTCATAGAGAGAGATTTAGGGTTCACGCCTAAGCCACTTAGCGAGTGTCGCCCTAAGTAATCTAGCAACACGACACCCCTTAGCCGAAAGGTTAGGGGGCGTTTGTGTTTAAGTTGAGGGGCTGGATTGTGTATTCATTTTTTCACCCCGACATACCGAGCTCGGCTACGATTTGCGTTTGTCTGTGGTTAGGAGTAAGATTACTATTGTAATCAGGAAGCCAAGGGGGCTGAGGGTTACAGGAGAGGGCAAGGGTTCCCCGATGGGACTTATTGTTAGCATCTACAGAGCCGAATACGATAGCACTATGAACGTATTTTACGGCAAGAAGCAAGTTACACTTATCAATGTTGAAGGTCCGTTTGAGCCGACAGCAGAAGCACCAGCCGCCGAGTTAGTTCGTGGTTACGGCAAGACAGCAATCATTATTCCAGCGGATAACTTTACCGATGGTTTTCAGATGATGGGCGGAACTTACGGGGCTACCAGCGACAGCCGTTTCTCTAGAGCCGTAGAAGCCCTAACAGGCGTTTCTCACTTTGCCGTAGCAATTCACGACAGAAGAGAAACAGCAGAGCAATACGAGCAGTTCAGCAGATAACACGACAAGCAGACAGCCAGCTGAAAAGTTGGCTGTTTGTTTTTGCCGTTCGCTGTGTGTATTCATTTTTTCACCTAGGCACGCTTGGTCGTGGGGGTGTTTGGTTTGTCGGGGGTTGTGTGGTATCCTTGCTATGTAAGGAAAAGTTCCTTACTGATTAGTAAAGGGAATTATGAACATAGAGATTGGAACTAAGGTTCGTGTTAAGGGTCGTGGAAACACTATCTTTACATTGGCAGACAAGTCTTCACCTGTAAGGTATACGGATTGGTGGGTTGTTCGCAAGGCTAACGGGGCGTTGCTATCTGTAAGACCTAGCAATGTAAAGCCTGTGGCGGCTAAGGTAGCCGAAACTTGTGGCTTCTGCCCTAAGGACTTTATCGGGTATGTAACTATGCCTGACGGCTCTATGCCGTGGGTCTGCGAACAGCATTGGGAAGAATACGCTGACTAAGCGTTAGCAACAGCAGGTAAGCCCCTTACGGAAGTAGGGGGTTTATTTGTGTCTATAAGGTCGCACAGAGTTTTCGCCTGTATTCATTTTTTCACCTGCTACTCACGGGGTAGTGGTTTGATTTGTGGTATGTCGGTGGTGAGTAGTATACTTGCTATAAGCAAGAAAGGTTCTTGTGGGAAAGGGCAGAGATGTCTTACGATGATTGGAAACTAGCGACACCTTGGGATGACGAAGTTGCTTTAACAGTGTCCTTTGAGTGCGACAAGTGCGAACACGAACACGATGGCGTTGACGCTGTTGGGTCAAGGGGTAGCGATGAAGTTATTGTCCATTGCGATAACTGCGATGCCGAGAACTGCGTTAGCCTTTAGTCGCTAATACAAAGATGACTCCCCTGCGAAAGTGGGGGGGTTATTTTTTTTTGCGTGAAAGGTTGCGGGTATTCATTTTTTCACCCCGCCACGCCAATACTCTCTACGATTTGACTTATTTAAATTAGCGACTATAATTTAGTCATAACTAAATAAATAAATGCTCCACCAAACCGAAAGGGACACAATGACCACCACCACTTACGCAAGCGACTTGGGCAAGTGCTACAACAAGACAGAAGACGGGTTCTACCGCCTTTACAAAGTAGATGGTTTCTGGACTATCTACCTAGTAAGCAAGGAACTCATCTGGGACGAAGACTACAACTTCACACAGGGAACTCGCTTGGAAGCAACTCGCGGGGGCTTCATCTCTCACCCAGACGAATTCCTATCTGGCGTTTACGAACTCCAATGCGAAGCAAAGGCGTTGGCAAAGGACATCTAGCCACCGAGCAAGGCGACACCCGAAAGGGTGTTGTTTTGCGGTTAGGTATTCTGTATTCATTTTTTCACAGCCCTTACGGCTCTGGCGTGTCGTTTTGACTTGCGGACATAAAGAGAGTAAGATTACTTATGTAATCAAATGATTACGAAACACAAATAAGGGAGCAACAATGAACGCAGAACTAAAAGAAGTCCTAGGCTTTATCTGTGATGACGCAGGTATGTCTATTGACTACTGGGCAGAAACAGCAACACACGACGAAGCAAACCAAACCTACTCAATCACCTTGCTAGACGATTGCGTAGATGAAACCGCCGGCGTAGTTAACAAGACAGTTACTTACCAAGACCTATACGAAGCCAGCAAGAGACTTGCTAGCGGTGAAGTAAAAGTTAATTCAGCAACCAAGGCAGTTTGCCAGCAACTAATCGCAGACCCTAGTGATGTTGATTACGACGCAACAGACGCAGATGTAATTGTTCAGGTTGCGATGTTCGGGGAAATAGTATTCGGCTAGACCCTTAATGAAAAGTCTCCCCGCAGAAATGCGGGGGGATTTTTTTTATTCCCGTTTTTTTTTTTTTTTTTTTTTTTTTTTTTTTTTTTTTTTTTTTTTTTTTTTTTTTTAATGTGTATTCATTTTTTCACAGGGGGTATCGCTTTGCCGTTGCGATTAGGTGATTACGGGTAATGGTGGTAAGATTACTATGTAATCAAATTGGTTATGAAGTTAAACGGAAAGGGCGACAAATGGCTAAGCCAAGTGTCAAGTTAGTTCAGGAGTGGGAAGTTGCTTACGACAGCGGACTAGTGAGAGTTTCTTACGGGACTGCCGTCTTTGAGCAAGACTACTGGAAAGTAGAAAACAAAATCACAAACAAGGTTAGATACTTTTACGGAGAAAGTGCGTGGAGTGATGCTAGAAGAATTGCTAGCGACATTGACTTTGGAGCGTGGAGTTTCTAAGTAAGTAAGCGGACTAGGCGGGTGGAAACACTCGCCTAGTTTCTTGCTTGCGGGCAGATTGCTTGCGGTAATTTTTATACGGGGAGTATTCATTTTTTCACCCGCAACACGCTTACGGGTGGGGTATTGCGTGAATTGGGGTCTAGGGTGTAAGATTGTATTACAACCTTAGGAAAGGGATTAAAAATGAAGTATGTATTTAGGAGATTGCTTGCGGGTATCGTAATCGTGCCTGCTGTTGCTCTGGCTTATACGCTGGTCTGCTTATTTGTGATTACATTTAGTGCCACTGGTAGCGGTGAAACTGCTGGCTACTATTGGAACTTAGGTCTATTCTTTGGCGTAGGCGTAACGCTGGCTTTTGCGGTTAGTGCTTGGTTTGAGGTTAGGCGACTAAATGATTAAGGGCGTGCTTGCGTTGCTAGGTGTCTGGTCTGCTGGTTGCGGGTTCTATTACGGGCTTGTGGGCGGAAGTGAAATGGCTTTTGTAATCGGGCTAGGGCTTGCGGGCTTGCTGATACCTGTTGCTCTGGTGCTTGCGATTGCGGAACTGCCTGTGTTCATTAGGCGTAGAAATAGATAAGTAATTCTTACGGGAAGTCCCCCTGCTTTTGTGGGGGGATTTTCTTTTGCTTGCGGGTGCGTGGTGTTGGGGTTGCGTATTCATTTTTTCACAAGAGGTCACGGCTAGGTGTGTTGGGTTGTGCGTGTCGGTGCGTGGTGGTATACTTATTCTATAAACGAAAGGGACGAAAAATGGCAAGAAGAAAAACAGGCGTTAGCAAGAAGTCTAATCGCCTAAACCTAGAAGCATTAGCATTGGCTCAATCTTGGGGCGTTGGCGTCAAGTGCGAACCGAAGTTCGCTTACGAAGTTTCTGGTGGGAAGTTCGGCAACGAACTAAACACAGGCGAACTTGTGAACACCTTTGCCGTTGCTCTCTGGATAATCAAAAACCCTAAATAAAAACAAACAAGAAAAGGAAAAACAAATGAACATCTATTCACTAATTATTCACGATGAAGTTTCTAATGTCCACCCGATTTATGAAGTTCACACTTGGGAAAAGGCAGAAGAAATTATTCGTAGAACTAAGGAACTTATGGGCGACAAGCCGTTCACTTGGGAAGTAGTTGGAAACTCAAACTAAGCCTTAGTAAAAAGTATCCCCCTGATTTTTCAGGGGGTTATTTTTTTGCTTGCCGAGTGCTTGCGAGTTCGGGGTGCGTATTCATTTTTTCACAGGCTTACGGGCGACACGGGGCGAGATTTGCTTTTTCCCTAGATTTTGGTAGACTTGTCCTAAGACAAGAAAGGGTCAAGATGTCAAAACTAGACAGAAACAATCAAGCCGTTCGCAACGCTGAAGCCAGCGTGCTTGCGGAGTTGCTTCGCCAGCGTGCGAGAAGCAACGCCAGCGGAACTCACGCCAACAAGGCGGACAAGCGTGCGAGAACTCGCAACGCCAAACTAACTAAGGCACTAAGGGAGTGGAACTAATGAACCTAACAGCAGAGCAGTATGCGGAACTTGTCATTAAGAAGATTTACAAAGTTGAGACAACTTATAACTTAGCAAGGGCGATTGCCAGAGTTGCGGACAAGTATGCCAAGTGGATTGATGAAGCCAGCAACAGACAGACTTGGGCAACAGACGGAAGCGAAACACACGCTAACTATTTAGCACTAAGTCAGCACGAAGCCTATGTGAAGCGTGAAGCATACCGCCTAGCCTTGATAACCTTGACGGACAAACTGCCTAAGTAATTCGCAACAACAAACAAACTCTCTCGCAACTTGCGGGGGAGTTTTTTGCTTGCGGATTGCTTGCTATGTGGGCAACCCGCTTTTTTTGTTTGCGGATAGGTTGTGAAAAAATGAATACAAGACACGACTAGCTTAATGCGAAGTTGGGCTGACTTAGGGCAACCTAAAAACTAATAAATAAATCTTTGGATAAATGCTTGCTTTTTAGTTTGCGGGTGGTAGTATTGACTTATGAAGTCAAACAGAAACCTCCAAGTGGTCTCGGGCTTTGTCACGCCTGCTTTTTTTGCGGGCGTGGTTTCACCAACTAATAAAGGGCTATCAACTATGAACGAAATTATCCAAGTATCACCAAGTTTTAACGCTTCTCTTTTAGAGAAGTATGCTTCACGAATTAACTTGCTATTTTCGGGCGAAAGTCTATACGGCTACACAGGCGAACGCCAGAACAACAACGCACTAGATGTTATTTACAACGAGATTAGAGCAGTTGCGGAATTAGTAAATGACTTGCCAATCTCTCACTATGGGGACAGCGACAACGCCAGCGAAGTTTTGGGGCTATCTCCAGAACTAGAGCAAGCAATTAGCAATGCCAAGCAAGCAATTAGCACCCTAGCCGAGAACTTAAACAAGATAAGCGAACTAATCAGCGAGCAAGCGTTCGCACTATCGCCAGAGAGTTACGATTACTAAGCAAGAACTAGGAGAACGCCTTAGCCGAAAGGTTAGGGCGTTTCTTCTATGCGGGCTTGTAAGGGGGATAGGCGGGCTTTTGTTGCTAAACGGGTATGGACTAGGGCGAGCAGTTTCGGGGGCTTGTAGGGGCTTACAAGGGCTTTTAGGTGTTTAGGGTTTATGCGGGGGCTTGGAGTTGTTGCGGGGGCGTTGCTTGCGGGTGTATTCATTTTTTCACACTCGTTGCGGGCGGGTGTGTCTTGATTTGACTTACCGCCAGATTTTGATACACTTGATTACATCAAGGGAAGTTAGAAGCAACCGCCGAAACCTTGATAAACGAAAGGGGTCGCCAAATGGCTACCATTTTAAAAACCGCAGATGTAGTATCTGCTAAGGCTACAACTGAAACAGTTAACAAGGTTTCCCGTTACGCAGAAGTTAAGGCGTTGATTGCGAACCTAGAGAAAGAAGAAACACAACTTAAGGCAGACATCTTGGAAGCGTTCGGGGAAGCAACTTTGCTAACTCACCGCAATCTAGAAGTTGCTCGCCTTGACGAGAGAACACGCACCACAAACGACAGCAAGAAACTTGCGGAGTTGTTTCCAGAAGCATACGAAGCAACAAAGAGAGCAACCGCCTACAAGGTGATTATCAACATCTTCCGCTAAGTCGGGCGGGCTTGCGGGGTTAGGGCAACCTAACCCCGTCAAGCATTTAAGCGGGCGGGCTTACGGCGGGCAGGATTTTATTTTGCGGGCGGGCTTGCGGGTGTATTCATTTTTTCACCAGATTTGTATGCGGGTATTGCGATTTGCGGAATTGGAAAATTTAATGGTAAACTTCTTATGTAATCAGAAGTGCTGATTACGAATTTCCGAAAGGGGAAATTATGGCTTACTTTATTTTTATCCAGAATAATTCTGGCGGGTATTACACCGCTCCAGCAATTCAGTTTGTAGTAACTGCTGATGATGCTGAAACTGCTAACAAGATTGCTCTTGGTAATGGGCTTTACTTTGATGGCAGTGGCGACTGCGATTGTTGCGGGGCTAGATGGCGTGAAGTTGTTGCGGAAGATGCTAGTGATGAAGTTGCTCAAATTGGCGACTGGATTAAGCGAAGTTCTTTTGCTGATGATGTTCCCGCAATCGTAATTGTTTAGGGTTCATTAAAGATTTCCCCCGCCTAACAAGCGGGGGTTATCTTTTTAATCGGGGGAAGTGTGCGGGGGCTTGTGCGGGGCGTGTAGGGGCGTTCAGTTGTGCGGGCGGGTAGATGTAGGGTTTAGGGGGTTAGGGGCTTGTAGGGGCATTAGGGGGCGTTTATGTGTGTAGGGGCTTGCGGGGAAGTGTGCGGGGAAGTGTGCGGGCGTAATTTTGTGCGGGTGTTTGTGCGGGTGTTTGTGCGGGTGTTTGTGCGGGTATTCATTTTTTCACTGGATTTATTTGCGGGTATGTTGGTCATTGACTTACGGCTTAAGTTTGGTAAGATTACATTAGTAATCAAATAGATTGCTACTTTACGAAAGGGTTAAAGATGTTTGCTTTTGAATTGCTTGGAAAGATTGCGGAACTTGTTCTGCTTGGCGTTGCTATTCTTGGTGGCGGTTTGTTGCTGACTTTTGTAGTTGGCGGAATTGCTTATGTGTCTGCGGTTCGCAAATACAAAAAGTAATAACTAAGTAAAAGTAAAAAGTTCTCTCGCATAAGTGCGGGGGAACTTTTTTTGTTTGCGGGCAGTTTTGTTTTTTGTTTTTGTTTTTTGTTTTTGTTTTTGTTTTTGTTTTTGTTTTTGTTTTTGTTTTTGTTTTTGTTTTTGTTTTTGTTTTTGTTTTTGTTTTTGGAAGTTGTGAAAAAATGAATACGCTAACCCTTGCGGGCTTAATGAGAAGTTGGGGGTTTAGGTGTTTGGGGGTGTTTGGGTGTTTGGGTGTCTGCTTACGGGTTTAGGTTCTGGGGCTTGTGTGTTTGTCTGCGGGCTTGTGTGTAGGTTCTGGGCTTGGGCTTGTGCGGTTGTTTGTTGAGATTAGGGGGGGGGGCAAGTTTGTTCCCGTTTATTGCTAAAAAATTATTTATTTATTTTTGTTTATTTGCTTGTATTTAGTTGCGGATAGTGTAGGCTTATTACATAAGCCCGAAAGGTTCGGGCGAAAGGGAGTTCCAAAATGTCTGTTACTTTTTCACCTGCTACACCTGAAAGCGTTTCTATTGCTCACAACCTAACCTGTGCTTGCGGGGACTGGGTTTCTAGTGAAGTTTATCCTGACTATCTATCAGCGTATAGGGCTGGGCGTTCAGGTGCGGTTATCTCTGGCTGTGTAAATGACTACTGCCTAGAAGATAGAGATTGCTTTATCCCTGCTCCTGCGGGCTACTTTCCTGAAGTTAACCTGTCTAACCATAACGCTTCTATGGTGCTAGAAACTTTGGGCGTTGATGTTGCTGATGACCTTTGCGGTTCTATGTCTGCCGATGATTTCTTAGGGCGTGTTCTTATTGCTCTAGCCATTAGCCCTGCCGATGAAGGTATGCCCGCCTATAAACTAACTGGGGCTGACTACACTGGGCAGGGCGGACTATTAGGCGGACTACTTGCGGGGCTGGCTGAAGCCGAAGCCAATGACGAGCCAACTGCTACTTTCTGGCAGGGTGCTAGACCTGCGGGTTACTTACAGGAAAGATTGGAAATGCTTAGAGAGATTGCCGAATTCGCTAAGTCTAAGGGCTGGGGGGTTTGCTGGGGCTAACCCTAACCCTTAAGCTTTATCCCCTTAGCCATTGGCTAGGGGGTTTTGCTTTGTGCGGGTTAGTTGTTTGTGTGTGCTTGTGTGCTTAGTTGTTTGTTGTGTAGTTATGTAAAGTTGTTTGGGGGTATTTGTTCCCGCTTAACCCTAAATCGCTGAGAATGGACTAACTCAAGGGGCTTGGTATGAAAGTATGTCCTAGGGGGTAATGGCTTGTATGGGCGTTCTAGGGCGTTTCTGTATGGGGTTGCTTTGGGCAGAATAGGCGGGGGCTTATGTGTGTGCTTGTGTGTAAGTGTCTAGGTGTGTGCGGGTATGTGTTTAGGTGTGTGCTTTGTTTGCGGGTATGTGTGTATGTGTGTATGTGTTTGCGGATAAGGGTTTGTATGTGTGTGCTTGTGTTCAGTTGGGTTTGGTCTGGTCTGGGTTTCTATGTGTGTATGTGTTTGTAATTTGTTTGGGTCTGGTCTGGTCTGGGTGTGTATGTGCTTAGGTTCTTAGGTGTGTGTATGTGTTCTTTTGTTTGTGTGTGCTTATGTGTTTGTATGCGGGTAAGTGTTTTTAATTTGTGTGTGCTTGTATGTGTGTGCTTGGTAAATAATTGTTTGTATCCTAATGACTTTGTATGTGTGTAAGTTGTTTGTGTCCTAATGATTATTAATTATTATTTTTATTTATCTAAGTAAGTATTTATTTTTACTTGCTTAGTAGATTGTTTTTATTTACCTAGGTAAGTATTTGTATCTCAATAACTTTTTTTATTTTTATTTTTATTTACCTAGGTAAGTAATCTGTTTTTAATTTGTTGCTGTGGGGGTGCGGTTTTTTTCAGTTGTTAGTCTGGTTTGGTCGTTCGTATCCTAATGACTTTTATTTACCTAGGTAAGTATTTTGTAGGACGGGACGGGTTTAAAAAATGCCGACAGGAAACAAATTGGGGGAACGCAAATTGTATGCGCTACCCTCTCACACGCCAAAAGCACTTAGTCGCTAAGGTATCATAGATTTAGTACAGTACACATTCCTCGGCCTGCTATGATAGTTACATGGATAGAAGACCCGCCCGTAATCAAGCGCTCCCTCAGCAAGAAGTAGAGTATCTAAACTCTCACGACCAAGATGCCCTTATTCAAAGAGCCAACGAACTCTACCGCCAAGGCTGGACTCTCCAATCTATCGGCGACTCTCTTACCCCTCCACGCTCTCGCTCCACCGTCCGGTCTTGGGTCCTACGCTACCAACTGCCAACTTCTGAGCGTCCAGCCCCTGCCCCACTCCCATCTCCGAACTACGCCACCCACCCAGACGGCTACCAGTCCAGACGTCCTGCATCTCCAGGCATTCTTCCGGACGAGCTGACCCTGATTCAGGAGCTCGCCCCTATTGCCCGCCAGTACCGCTCAAAGATGCCAAACGCCTCTGCAGCAGCCGTCGCCAACGACCGTTTGACAGGGATATGCGTCCGCCTCTATACTTCTGGAGTGCCAATACGTGAGCTTGCTAACGCTGCTGGAGTCACTTACAGAGCAATGTCAAAACGCGTAAAACGCTAATTCGAACCACCCCCCACAGAAAGTGTGCTAGCATTTTAAGTGGAGAGCTTGTCTGACACTAAAAGTTAGATAGGCTCTTTTCTATACCAAGTACCATCACAACTGAATAGAGAATGTCACTTCGACAATAAACGACCCCAGTACTAAAGAAATGAAAGGTAAGGTCGCCAATGAAAAAGTCCATTGTTGCGTCAGTAATACTGCTGACCCTAGCTGGATGTTCAGCCTCAGCAGTGTTTGCAGAGTCTCCCTCTAAGGGGGTATCTGCAGCCGCCACTAAGCCTGTAACAAAAACTGCATCACCTTCAATCAGTTACGCTAAAACGCTAATACTGAAAGAAAAGCTACAACGTAATAAAGTAAAAATGACCAAGGTTGTAAAATACCTGAAGACTCGTGTAAATCGCACGTCTTATGTCTTCTCTGGTTCATCCCCCTACGGTTGGGATTGCTCGGGTATGGTCCGCTGGGCCTATACACACTTCGGTATGGAACTCCCACACTCCGCTAACAAACAAGGCCACGTAGGAGAGCGTGTATCTAAGCCTAAGATTGGAGACATTGTTGTATTCGCCTACCAAGGCAGCACCAGTTTCTACCACTCGGCTATTTACATCGGCAATGGCAAAATTGTTCATGCTCACCAGCAACGCAAAACAACAGTTATCGAACCACTGTCTAACTATAAAAATAGTCAGATTCGTTTTGTGAGAGTCGTTCCACAGCCTGAGGCTAAATCCACACCCGTCCTCTAGGCTAAGAGTCCTGGGACACGACTGAAAACTGTCCCAACAACACTTCCCCTACTTTTATGCTAGGATATCCACATGATAAAACTACTAATTACTCTTAGGTCCATTTCTTGGTCCGCTGTCTCCGCCGTTCTCTTAGGGGCGTCTGCCATCTTGTCAGCAGTACTCGCACCTGAAAACGTCGCCGCACCTATTGCCCTCGGCCTAACCGCCTTGACCCTTGCCACCCTTTCTTCTAGGAGCAACTAATGATTGACTTGACCCCGTTCTTCACCATTATTCTCACCGTTCTAGGTGGTATTGCTACGCTAGTTATTTCTATCTTTGTTCTAGCTATCGTTGTCGGAGCATCCGAGGGCGGAACCTATGACGAAGAAGACTTTTATCCAGAAGACGAAGAAGAGTTTTACCGCCTAAAAAAGTAACCTAAACAGAAAGAGAGCACCAAATGATTCGACTACTAGTTGAAAACGCACAAGAATACCGGTCAGCACTTCCAGAAACAGAGATATTCAACAAGTTTGACTGCTCTATTGCTATTACCTGCCCCGAAGACACCCTAATCAAAGAGATAGAAGAAATCAGTTTCTTTACCAAGGCTTGTATCAACGTTGTTGACGTTTCAGTAAAGAACGCCGAAACCAAATACAACATGATTCAGGTTGACATCACCGAAGTTCCTGTTCACATTGCTGAAAGACGTTCAGAACGCCCTTTCCCACGTAAGGCTCCAGCCCCTAAAAAGAAGCCAACCAAAGACACGCCAAACTCCGATTTGACAGACTAAACTAAATCCTATAAAGTAGTATCAAATGACACAGCGACAAATACAAAACTACATAATCTAACAGAAAGAAAAACATGACAATCACTACCACCCCAGCCACCACCCCGGCCTACATCAAAAAGAACCAGATGCTGCCGCAGCACATCTTTGAGGCGTTCGAAGACATTATTGACTCTGACACTAGAGACCAACTAATCCGTGAACTACGCAACCAGCACTGGACCCTTGAGGCTATTGCAGCTGCAACCCACCTGACTCGTGAACGTGTGCGTCAGATTGCAAACGCAACTCCTATTACCCCAGCGGTTCTAGACACAGGAATCACGATTCCTACTCCTCCAGTAAAGCCAGAGCGTGTCCGCCCTGTCTACATCGAGCCAACTCCAGAGACTTTAGCCCGCCTTCTAGAACTACAGCCACTTGCTCAGCAGGTTCGCTCGAATGGTAAGAAGTTCCGTGCCGAGGCAGAAGAATACACAGCCCTTCTGAACCACGCTCACGTTGTTGAAGGCGTAACCCTTTACCGACTTGCAAAGCGTCTAGGTGTAACCCACGGTGCTCTACGTTTCCGCTTGGTTCGCTACGGATACAAGAAGCCAATCAACGCAACCTCTAAGGTTTACAACCCGATTCTTGCTGAGAACCGCCTAAGATAATGCTGACCAATACAGCCAAACTTCTTTCTCTGCCTCAACAAGATATTCGAGAACGAGGAATAGGTTTGAACTTTGATGTTATGAACCCAGAGGACGGGTTCCGAAAAGATAACGCCCTCTGGTTCGGCAAGTGTTCTGTTTGCGGAGACAGAGTTTCTAATTCAAGACACGCTAAGTTGTGGGAACACGACCTAACTATCTCTGTTCAGTATCACACCAACGGTGCTATTCTCTCCAGACAATCTAAAAACGTTGACTACTGCCCTCTAGGAGAAGTAGTTCTAGATTAGGATAGTCTTATGGGTAAATCAATAATGGAGCAGCTCGCTCTACTTCCAGACGCAGAGCGTTTCGAAATACTTGCGGGCATGGACCCAGACCAACTCCTCTGGGACTGGTCCGTTTGGGGCCGTCCTGAGCAGCAAGCACCCGAAGGTGAGTGGAACGTCTGGCTTGTACTAGCAGGTCGTGGTTTTGGTAAGACTCGTCTAGCGTCCGAATGGGTGCGTGAACAGGCTCGATACACTACAACTGGTCAGCGACGCTTTGCTCTCGTTGCCCGTACTGCTGGAGACGTGCGAGACGTTATCGTTGAAGGTGAATCTGGTATTATGAATGTCACCCCACCCAGCGAACGTCCACTCTACGAGCCATCTAAGAGACGCCTAACCTGGCCGAACGGAAACGTTGCCTCGCTATTTACTGCTGACGAACCAGACTCTCTCCGTGGACCTCAGTTCACTCACGCATGGGGCGATGAGATTGCAGCTTGGCGTCAAACTCCGGATGCTGCAGGTATGACTGCTTTTGATAACTTGCGTGTTGGAACTCGTCTTGGTGCTCAGCCAAAGATTTTAGTTACAACTACCCCTAAGCGAACCCCACTACTCTACAAACTTATTGAAGAATCTAAAAATGGCAAGGTTGTCATTACTAAGGGTTCTACCATGGACAACGCAGGAAACCTCTCCGGAGCCTACCTCGACACCATGCTCGGCGTTTACGAGGGTACTGCCCTTGCTCGTCAAGAGCTTTACGGTGAAATGCTTGAGGCTAGAGATGGTGCGATGTGGACAGAAGAGTCCATTGAGGCATCTAGACACTTTGCCTACCCTATGTCTACACCTTTGCGTGTAATCGGCGTTGACCCATCCGTTGCTGAAAACCCTAGAGACGAGTGCGGAATCGTTGTTGTAGCCTCTACAGCAGAACATGACCTTTACAAACGCAACGCTTGGGTTCTAGAAGACGCTTCTATTCACGGTTCTCCTGAAGTTTGGGCTCGTAAAGTCGTTGAAATGGCCCGTAAATGGGGTTGTCCTGTTGTTGCCGAGGTAAATCAGGGTGGTGCACTAGTTAGAAACGCTATCAATACCATTGACCCGACCATCAAAGTGCTCGAAGTTCACTCGAAACAGGGTAAAGCACTCCGTGCAGAGCCAATTACGATGGCTTACGACCAAGAAAGAGTCCACCACGTCGGCCGTTCGATGATGGACCTCGAAACTCAGATGATTACATGGATTCCAGGCGAAGGAAAATCCCCTGACCGAGTCGATGCACTCGTTCACGCCCTTACTGCACTGCTTATTAAGCCACCACCAGGCTTCTCAGGAGGCAAAATCAGGGCAAAATCGATGGCAAACAGGCGTATGCCAGGTTCTAGCAGCACTTTTAGGGTCAGATAATGCGTATTATTGAGGATATTTTCCCTGCACACTCCACTTTTGCCGCTCCGGGCGTAGTTGACAACATAGAGACCCTTTATGCCAACGCAGAGCAGGAAAACGTCTACTACGTGGGTACTGCGAGGGTAGTTTTGACTGAAACCACCGTAATTGTTGCCATTGACAGCCCTGAAGGGCCAAAAATCGTGTTCCAAGAGGACTACGACATGTTTTTGACTAACCATCCGAACGACCCAACCTACAGACTCGTAACAAAGTCCGGTAAGATGGTTGCATTCAAGCGTGATTCCTCTTGCGGATGTGGTTCACGCCTCCGTTCTTGGAATCCGTACAAGACTTTAGCATCGAACAGAGACTAACTATGCCAGACGTATTCACTTTTATCATTCTTGCTCTTGCAGCTCACCGACTTACTCGTCTAATCACAACGGACACTATCTTCTCTCCTCTGCGAGAAAAGATTTGGAACAAATTTTCGCCCGACAAGATAAATCTTGGCTACCTAATCACCTGCGACTGGTGTACGAGCATCTGGGTGTCCACTATACTTATTTCTTCATACCTTCTAATTCCGTATCCTACAGTTGTGGTATCATTAGTTCTAGCAATATCAACTATTGTTGGTTACTTAGCCGCACGAATTAGATAATCAGTTCGTTCCGTTAAACTAAGACAGGGAGTCCCCTTTGGGCATTTTCAAGCGTGAACCAGGTAAAGAACCACGCCAAGCGCAAGCTAGACCTCAGCTAAGAGCATCTGCTCCAGGCTCTAGACCAGTATCCCCTGCTCCTTATGTAGATTCTTTCGGAATCGTTTACGCACAACCTGCTGGCTACAACCAGCCACGTCCTCTAACTGCCGCCGCTGTTCAAATCAAGATGAACGACAAGGGTGAGGCACAATATTTCAAGTCCCGTCGTCAAGCAGCATCGACAGCTTGGCAAACTGAAGCGTGGGAGTACTATGACGCTATTGGTGAAGTCAAGTACGCATTCAACCTTGTTGCCTCAGTTGTATCTCGTATCCGTCTTTACGCTGCGATTGTTGAAGACCCATCAGAAGCTCCTATCACTGTTCGCAAATCGAACGTTGTTGATAAAGACTTAGCTGCAGCTGCCGAACGTGCACTAGAGCGTCTTGACTCAGCCTACGGAGGTCAGGCAGGTCTGCTAAAGGACTGTGCCCTAAACCTACAGGTTACAGGTGAGTGCTACCTAGTTCAGGTTCCAGAGCGAATCGGTACTGGACTTCCTGAGAGCTGGGACATCCGCTCAACTGACGAACTTCAGATTGACCAAAAGGGAAACTACATCATCAACCCTCGTAGAGATATCTCTACAGGTTCATCTATGATGTCGACTGGTGGTGCTGATGTTATCCGCCTACCGAACAATGCTTTCATCGGACGTATCTGGAAATCACACCCACGCTACAGCCAAGAATCAGATTCAAGCCTCCGTGGTCTTCTAGACCTTTGTGCTGAACTACTACTTCTAAACCGCACTTTCCGTGCGACTGCCCGCTCACGTCTGAACGCTGGTGCTTTGTATCTACCAGATGGTCTTTCTGTTGCATCTGCTCCAGACCCTGACTACCCTTACGACGAAGAAGGCAACTACAACGAACAGTACAACGCTGAAGAAGCTGCTGACGATTTTGAAGACCAACTTATTGACGCAATGCTTACTCCTATCAAGGACGAGGATTCAGCGTCCGCAGTTGTGCCACTTATTATTCGTGGACCTGCTGAGCTCGGCGATAAAATCAAGCAGTTCAAGTTTGAGCGTTCATTCGACCCATCCCTAGCTGAGCGTTCAGAGCGTGTTCTAGAACGCATCATGCAAGGTCTAGATGTTCCTAAGGATATCGTTTCAGGTCTAGCTAACGTCAAGTACTCAAACGCCCTACAGATTGACGAGAGCCTATACAAGGCACACATCGAACCGCTGATGCTTCTTATCTCAGATGCGTTTACTGTCGTCTACCTACGCCCTTACCTAATCTCTCTAGGCTACCCAGAGTCAGAAGTAAACCGCCTTGTTATTTGGTACGACCCATCACAGGTTGCAACTCGTAATGACCGTGCAGCAGACGCTGACAACGGCTTTGGCAAGATGGCTGTTAGCTACGACACTTGGAGACGTGCTCACGGGTTCTCAGACCAAGACGCACCTAGCCCACTAGAGCTTGCACTTCGTCTTGTAATCGACAAGGGTGCTATCACACCTGAACTTACTGAGGCAATGCTTGGTGTAGTTGCTCCATCTATTATGGAAGCTACTCGTGCAAAGGCTCAGGAGAACTCCGTAGCACCAGTGCCGCCAGAGATTCAGAACTTACTAAACCCTGCTACCCCTAGCAATATACCTACGCCTACAGCTACAGAAGCGACAACTCCACCTACCGAACAGCCAGCCGCTCCGGTAGCCGCTCCGCCAGCTCCTCCAGGACTGGCCGAACCAATCCTTCAGGAGTAATAAATGAATAATCTAGACCTAGAACTAAACGATGATTACAAAGGTAATACCGACTTAGCTAAGCATCTTGCTATCTGCCTAAGCAGCACAGTACTTGCTAAGTTCATTGCTCAGGGCTACCACTGGAATGTAAAGGGCATCGAGTTTTCTCAGTTGCACGATTTCTTTGGAGAGATTTACGAAGACTACGAAAGTGCTATTGACCCGCTAGGCGAAAGCATTCGCAAGCTAGGCTACGACGCTCCGTACCTACTAACAGACTTTGTTGAGATTTCAGATGTTCGTGAGCCAGCCAGAATTTCTTCTGACTCTGCTGCCATGCTTCTATCTCTATACGATGTAAACGCATCTATTCTAAAGTGCCTAAAGAAAGCTTTCAATGTTGCAAACAACTGCAACGAGCAAGGCATCGCCGACACACTAGCTGGACGCATTGACATGCACCAGAAGTGGAACTGGCAGCTAGGTGCAAGCGTTAAGTTGGGCATGTAAGATACCCCATGTCTGACTACTTTCTAGAGAGCATTCCGATTAGCCCTGATGCAATGAACGCATCAGCGGACGACCCGTGCTGGAAAGGCTATAAGCAAATCGGCATGAAAGAGAAGAACGGAAAGATGGTACCTAACTGCGTACCAGACACCGCACTTACCGCTGACGCTGATTACGGGGACGAGTGTCCTCCTGCTACTCAAGACATTGTTCTAAACATCAACAACAGACAAAACGCTATTGACAACGTTGGCTACGGGCCTCTAAATCCAAAAGAGCCTAGCACTGAGTTCTGGCAAGACAAAGCAGACAAGTGGTCTGTATCTCCTGAAGAATCTAAAAAGAGCATCTGTGGTAACTGCGTATTCTTTGACATCCGTCAGAAGACCCTAGAGTGTATCGAAACTGGAATCGCTGAAGGTGGTTCAGGAGACGACAGTGCTTGGGGTGCGATTGACAAAGCTGAGCTTGGCTATTGCACCGCTCTTGACTTCAAGTGTGCTGCATCTAGAACCTGTAATGCCTGGGCAGTCGGCGGTCCTGTAGTAGACGAAGACCAGACAGCAGAAGAGGCTATCGCTGCTGCAGGATATATCGTTGAAGAAGAGTGGGACCTAGCTGATGCTCTTATCGAAATTGCTGAAGAGCACGGAAAGTTCAACGAAGACAGAACTGGAATCTGGGCAGGCTACAAGCCAGCTGCAGAAAACGAATACGCTTCCATGGGCGTCAAGTGTGGGAACTGCGTTCTCTACCGCGGCGGCTCCGAATGTGCTATTATTGACTTTGAAGTTGAGTCTGAAGGCAAGTGCCGTTTTGCTGTAATCCCGGATGGCGTAGTTGACGTATCTAAGGCTCCTATTGGCGAAGATAAAGATGTCAACACTGGCGTCTACTTCAACAAGTCTTACAAGAAAATGAGCCCTAGAGTAAAGTCTCGTTGCGAAGAAGACGAGCCATACGACGAGTATGACATGAAGCTTAGCGACCTCTCCCCAACTCAGAGAACAGTAAACATGCGTAGAGTTGAAGACGTATATGACTCTGACAAACCAATCAAGGTTTGGATGACTCAGGATGGGGCTCGAGTTATCGACGGCCACCACAGAACAGTTGCTCACAGACTTCAAGGTAAAGAATCGATTAGAGCTAAAGTTTACAGATACGCCGAAGAAGAGGCTGCAGTTGCATCTGGAGGAGCCGGAACCATCCTTCCAGTTCTAGTAAAGGGAGCCATCAAGAAACCTAGCAAAGGACCGAACTTGGAGACCGTAATGTCAAACCCTAAAAAGATTCGCTACTCAAGGAGTACCGAACTCTCCCTACGTCAAAAGCTCGTAGAGCACAACGCCACAGCAGACGAGAGCTGTCTAGCAACCCTAGACATGTTCAAGGCTGTTTATCGCCGTGGTGCTGGAGCCTTTGCTGCCTCTGGCAAACCGGACCAAGAGCGTGATAAGCTAGCAATGTCTCGTGTTGCTGCTTTCTCACACTTGCTAAAAGCTGGCGAACCAAAAAACAGCAGCTACACAGCAGACAACGATTTACTACCAACAACACACTCTAAATCCTCTATGTCTTCAGAAGGTATGACTGCCTCTGGTTTGACTAAGTATGAAGAAGCTTTGACTGTATCCATTCTCCCTGAGGATGAGTACGAGTCTCAAGAGCACGCAGTATTTGCACTAGCGGAATACTCTGGTCTCGGATACGAAACCATCCCAGCAATTCGTGCTGCTTGGATTCGTGGAATCAAGAATAACGAAAACCCATTTGAGCGTGCAGCCGTTCTTGCATCTGCTCTTTACAACAGCCCTGACGCTGACCTACTTCCTAAGAAAGGCACCCTATAATGAGCGAAAACCAAATGCTAACCCGTCAAGAGATAATCGAGATTTTCAACTCGACAAACGAAGGTCTACTACCAGAGCGTAGATTAGACGCAGGTGCTCTAAACACTGTAATCAAGCGTGCGTATGCTGCAACTACTGGCAGCAACATTGAAGCTCGCAACTTTGCTATCCGCAAAGAAGTAAACAACTATATCGACCTAGCAACTAGAGGAGTTGTTGCGAGTGCCGGAGTAAACCACTTCGACCTACTAGCACCACGCCACCCGTTCTTTGAGGGCGAGCACGTTCTAAGCACAGACGAACTACGCACTCAGCGTGCTAAGTGGGTTGCAGCTGACCCTGAACTTCCAGAAGAGCTACGCCCAGTTGTTGCTGCTGCTTACCTACACCCAGAGGGTTCAATCGAGCGTGTTCACGCAGAGATTCGTTTGATGGCACTAACTGCGTCTGGCAAAATTGCTGACACAGTATTCAAATACAACACACCTCTTACTGCTGCTATTTCCCCTGACGCTGAGCTCCCTGACCACGACAACATTTACGAAGAGAGCCGTGCCCACCTACTCAACATTGTTGTTCAGCAGCAGTCTCTAACTGCGTCTGGTGCACACCCGTTTGACGTAGAGCAGAACAGACTAGCTCGTATGATTTACCGTGGCGACTCTAGAGACAGAATCGCACGTGAACTTGCTAAGAACGAGGATTACCAGAGAAGCCTATCTCTACTAGAGAGCGGTGCCCCGGCAGACCCATACACAGAGTACGCTAGAGCAGAGTTTGCTGCATTCCAAGATGCAGTTACAAACCTAGTTGACCCTGAGTTCCCAGTAGACCTACGTGCAATTGCTGCCAGTGCGATGGAAAAGTACGATGACGAGAAAGGTTCTATTCAGACCGCTATTCTTGCTGGTGCTTCATCTTCCTACATCGAAAAGCTTCTAGAAGGCAACCACAAGTGGGAAAACGATTTCTCTTACTGGGAAGCTAGCGAAGACATCTCTAACCCAACCGAAGAGATGGCATCCCGCTGGGCTCAGTTCTCTGCTACCTACTGGACTCTAAAAGACCTAGACGATGAGGACCCTCGTTTCATTCCACTGAACGAAATCATTTCCTAATCCAAATAGCCCCCTCAAAACTTCTATACACTTTTACTAGGTAAAAAATTATTGGGATACACTCCCACGCCTTTAAAAATATAGAAGGATTTCAATGTCTGGTTATCTAGAAAACTTGTTCAACGGCGACGACGAGAACATCAACCCGCTCACTGCTGGCATCGGCTTCAATGATGGTGCTAACAAGGGATTCTGGCGTATCCAGCCACGTATTCCAAAGCGTAGAAGAGGTGCTGGTCAGTGGATTGAGATGGGTGCAGAGATTCGCTCTGCCCTAAAAGTCTCTGGTCAGGTTGTTTCAGTAATTGGACGAGCACTAGGTTCTGCCGGAAGCTCAGATACAGTACGTATGCTTATTCAGGGCATGGCGGACAAGGGTATCCCTGATGGCATGTACGAACTGCTGACCAAGCACGTTGACCTTATTGGTGGAACTCTTCCAGACGAGTATCTACGTTCTAAGGGAATCGACCCGGATGCTGGTGGAGACTCTCTAAACTCAATCGAATCCTCACCTGACCTTCCAAACATCGAAGACCTAGACCCTAGCCCAATCACCGAAGACGACCTCCGCCTCGTCAATGATGGAATCAACTCTCCAGAAGGTAGACAGCTTTCAGCTTACAAAGAGTCAGCTGAAGGTAAGGCAGTTGCACAGCTAGACGACGTAACTGAAGCTGACCTTGCTGAAGGCCGTAAGAGCGTTCAAGAATATATGGATGAGAATGGCGTCACGAGGGATGAAGGCGGCATGTTCCAGCTTGCTACAGACCGACCTCAAAATAAATATAAAGGCCTAAAAGAAACGTCCCCTGGAAGTGGCATCTGGGATTACAAAGATGGCTCAAACAATTATCGCCTAAAGCAGAATAGAGCTGGAAAGTGGGAACTTTACGCTGACGGTGCTAACTCTGACTACGAGTACGACACCGCTGCAGATAGACGAAACTCACGCGGAATGTTTGAAAAGCTTGATAGCGGACCAGGCTACAACAGCGTAGATGACGTCATGGACAAATTCTTTGGTGTAGAGCCTATTTCTAGAAAAGCTGCAAAGCCAACCCCAGACGCTGACGCGTTAGATGTTATGGGCGATGAGGCAGCCGCAGCTAGAGATTCTTGGAGACAAAGATTCCCTGCTCTTGCAAGTGGAGATGTAGACGCTCTGTCCTCACCTGAGGGTCTAGATGCGATGAAGACTATTCTTAATGAAGCTGCTGTTAAAAACCCAGACTTTTACAAGTCCGCATTAGACGCTATTAATGACCCAAGCACTTCTGGTTCAGAGAAACTACAGAATATTGCGGACGCTCTTCCACTTAGAACAGGCACTAACCCTGACGGTAGCCCTCTAAGCTACAGCGACGGAAACTCTAACAGAGAAACACTAATCTCTGCCCGTGGAGTTTTAGAGGAAGCTCTATATAAAGCCGGAATCAATACTTCAAATGATGACGTCTACAAAAGAAGAGCAGACAGACTTGTAAAAGATGCTATGGCTGGAAAGCCAGCTCCAGACCTAGATGCTGTGCAAACTGACATAGCTGATGGTGATGACGAAGAAGACCTATTAGGTGACGTCACTCTAGACCCAATCGAAGAGGACTTAGGTCCTGATGTAGATACTTCAGATTTTGACCGCCCTATTGTTGAAAAGGGCCCTGTTCCGGTATCACAAATCGAACCTGGAGATTTTATAACCAACCCTGACACCGATGAACTTATGAGGGTAGACGACATCGAGTTTAACGATAAGGGCGTTGCCACAGTCAGCGGTCAAGATAGAGATGGTGTTTTTAGAGAGTTTAACTCATCCCCAGGCAGCTCTGTCCGCAGAGTCGTTCATGGCGAGCCTGGAGACGAATCTATCGAAGACGGGCCTACCGCAGGTCCTGCAGTATCTATCCCTACCCCAGATACTATTGTCCCCAAAGAAGCTACTGTTCCGAAGAACGCAAAGCCAGCTGACCATGACAACATTGAAGTTGGAGACACAGTCTGGAATGCCGATGGCGTCGAGATTGGAACTGTTAGAAAGATTCTAGAAAAAAGCGTTGACAATCGTTTTAGAATGTACACTAAGGCCGAAGTTGTAGACTCTAACGGAAAAGTCTCTACAACTAAGTTTATGGAAGATAAGGAATACAGCAAGGTTCCGAAGCCTGAAAAAGCAATTGCTCCTAAAGAACCAGTTGCCCCTACTCAGCCTGCTGAAATTGCAGAACCAGTTGTTGTACCTACCCCACAGGCAGAACCAGCCGGAGCCCCTGCAGGCCCTCCTGGACCTCCTGATGGCCCTCAGGTTGCACCTGGAGGTCAGGGACCTGATGGACCAGACGACTTAACCCCTCCAACTAAGAAGGCAGAGTCTCTAGTTCCTGGCGACACAATCTACAACGCTAACGGAACCTCCGGAACTGTAGACAGTGTTTCTAGTGACAACGGTAAGGTTACTGTTAACTACACTGATAGCAACGGCGAAGCTAAGAGCAAGAGATTCCTAGAAGGCTCTGACGTTAACACTACCCCTGTAACTCCTAGACCGGACGCAGATGCTACTGGAAACCCTATCTCTGAAGAGCAAAAGGATATTCTAGAAGACCTAGATGCTATGGACTCAGGCGACCCGATTGAAGACGAAGATTTGCGTGAACGTCTAATGGATGCGTACAATGCTATGCAGGATGGCGACTTCCAGGATGAGGGCGAAATCCAAGACCTTATCGATGAAGTCAATGACTACTACCTAGCTAAGAACCCTGTAAGAGAAGATAAACCTCTCCCTGAAGTTCACGATAGAGACATGAAACCTGCTATTCGTAGCGAAGCTGAAATGCAAGAAACTAAAGGCAGTGGAAATAAAGCTAGAGGCACCGAAGCCAATGGAGATAGAATCCAGTCTCAGCTTGAAGAAGACTACCCAGATGGTCACTACATAGCAGACCCTGACGACGATTTTACCGGAGGATTTATAACTCACCGTCAAACAATCGACGGTGGCAAGGCTAGACACGAGATTATCGTCAAGCGTACTATTGGAAACCAGTTCTTAGTTGTAAACAGATTTACTGACTTAGCAACAGGAGAGGTAAAAGACTTTATCTCTCACGACTACAGAGATACTTACAGTGCTATTCATGGTAAGACCAATGGTATCGAGAAGATGGCTCAGTTCTTTGCTGGAACTCTAAGACCTGCTTCCGGAGGCGGAGCTAAGGTAAATCCTGGAGATAAGTTTACTGGAGACAAGGCCTACTTCAACTATGGTGGCGACTGGAAACGCAAGATGACATACTGGCGTGGAAAGTATAACAAGACGGGCAGAACCTTAGACGACATCAACAAGATGACGAATAAAGAGCAAAAAGCTACTATCTTGGACGAACTAAAGAATAAGTATAACGGCGATTTAACCGAGATGAACGCTGCTCACACTCTACAGGATATGCGTATGCTAACTCTAGAAGAGAAGATAGCTATTAGCCTAGACGGTGAATCTGAACGTCAAAACACTACTACAGATATAGTTGTCGGTAACATAGAGCGTAGTAAAGTTCAGTCAATGATAGACGCTATGAAGAGCTCTAACCGCACGGATGGTAGAGATAGGTTCCAAGAACTTATGAACCTACTACCCGAAGACAGTGCTGAAGCTAAAAAGATAGTAATGAAGTTCCTTCGTCAAATGCTTAAAGAAGATTTGGACAGGAGCGGTATTACCGGTACTCAGCGTACTAAAGCTCTTCAGAAGCTATCCGCTATTGTTACTAACTACGTGAAAAATGCTGACAAGAAGTGGTCAGTAGAAAACGAGATGAGATTCCCTCACGTTTCTGGTAGCGGTATCGTAGTTGCAAAGCGTGGAGACAAGGCTGAATGGACCACCAACACAGGCGAGAAGGTTGTCGGTATCATTGTAGGCCTGAGAAGACAGAGCGGCCCTAGAGGAAACGACGACTTCGTTAGAATGCAGTTCCTGGACCCTAAAACTGGAAAACTACGTACAGAGAACTCTGACCTAGCGGCGACTAGAATGAGGATAGTAGACCCTAGCACTCCAGTAAGTGAATATACGGGCTGGGATAGAAACGTACCTCTAGCCTTTAAGCGTGGTGGCCAAGAATTTGCCGACAGACGTCAACGAGCTTTGTCTCGTCGTACAGAGAAAAGAAGAATTAGACTTCTTGGCTCCGATGGCATCCCTCAGGACGATAGCTCAGAGACTGTTGAAGTAGTCCCTAACGGGCTAACTAAACAGGCCACTCAGCTAGTGGCTGGAGACACTATCTATGATACCAAGGGTAATGCTCTAGGTTCAGTAGTAAAAGTCAAGATAACTACAGCTGAAGATGAGCCAGTTGTTGCCGTTATGTATAAAGATGCTAATGGCGATATTAAGAGGATTGGTTACAAGCCCGACAAACTGATTGGCCCTGACTCCCCAAAAGCGTAGCAGGTAACTCCCCGTCCGGGAAACCTGCACCTGACGCGGATGAGTTGCCGAACTCTCTTAAAAATGAGCCGTTAGATATCGACCTGTCTTGGGTAGATTTTGACGACGAATCGGATGAAGACGACGTAACTGGTGCTCCGCCTACCCTAGACCCTGGTCAAGAGTTAGATAATACGCTCTCTGAAGCATCTAAAGATGACAATGAGAGAGTTGGGGCTAAGCAACTTAGCTCAGACATCGATGACCAGCTTTTAGCAACTATTACTGACTTTGAAGCTGTTCATGTTTCTAACCTAGAGTTAGCATCACTACTTGCTAGAGAAAAATTAATTGATGCGTTAGAAGCTGACCCTGAAAACCCTCTTGCAATAGCATCAGCTAAAGAACGATACATGGATGCGCTGAAAAACCAGCTAAACTTCCACGAATTCCTTGCTAAAAAATATGCAAGTTTCTTAACAGATTATTTCAAAAATAGACTAAAAAATGAGCCGCTACTTTCTAAAGCTGAAATTGCAAAAGTAAACTCCAAGATTGTTCCGGTTGACGTACAATTTCTAGGGCGAAGCGACCCGGAGATTGGCATTGCATTAAGTGCCTCGCTCGTGCGAAGTTACCGAAAAGCAATAGATAAAAAATTCGGATTAGGCAATATAGGGGAAGATTTCTTCCGCACACCAGCCAGGATGAGGCAGCACCAAGCAGCTGTTAGAAAACTTGCCTCGGAACTAGACCTACCTGAGGGATGGGAGCCTGTTCTTGATGACTACGAGAATGCTTTAGATGAGATATCTAAAATTCCTGGCCGTATGGAGAGAAGAGCGGCTTACAAAGCATATGCTCTAGACTCCAGACCAAGACACTTTATTGTAAAGCACTCAGACCCTGCTCTAAATAAACACGATTTAATGTTTGAGCTGGACTCAAAGGATACATCCTTGATTGCTACCCCCGAAGAAGTGCGAACTGTTCTAAATGCCTTTAATAGCTTCAATGATGTTATAAACCTATCTAATTTGCAAGGGGTGAGGACTGACAGTTTATTAGGTACATATAACAGAACCGGTGGTCTTAAAATAATTATTGGAAACCACCAACCTATATCAAAAGCGGACAAGAAAAAAATTGGTACTGATGATATTACGGAGGTCATAGATAAAAATAATGGTATGACTTCTGTTGACGGAAGACTTTACCTAAATCTTGCTAATATTAGAAAATTTGATGACAAAGAGTATCGGATATGGAATC